GTAGGTCCAACTCTTAATCTGTTAGGGTTTGTTGAGAATGTTTCAACCGCAGGAGTTCCATCTAATGTCGTTCTAGATGTTTGCTTAGAGCCCGCGAAAAAACTATTATCCAATCCCCTAGATGTATCCTTTGTATTACTATAGTGACCAGATGTAGTTCCTGTAAAAGGTTCTATCCCAACTATAACACCATTTTTATAAGGATATGTTCCTAAATTAGCTAATATATCTGTATAAAATGAATGTTGTAACGGGCCTCTAAACGCCGGTGGAACAACTGCAGGAGAATAATCTATCGGGTCAATTAATATCAATTTCCTATCATATCTATTTATTTTCTCTAATACTACTTTATCAGTAGCAGAAAGTTTAGTATTTCTAAATAAAGAACTAGATACTCCATTTTCAGGAACTCTTCTAGGTACACTTCTAGTATATTTAACTTTTATAATATACGCGTTGTACCTTTGTGTAAGGATATATTGCCCGTTTTCTTTTATGTAGGTTCTATCAACTGCACCATCTTGTCCAAATAAACCGAATCCTAAATTAAATGGAGAATCTGGGTCGTTTCCAACTGATTGATATGAATCCTCTAAATCTACTTCTCCTATTAAGGTTGGGTCTTGTAATCGACAATCTATATCTACTACAATTCCACCTTGATTATTTAAGTTAGATAATATACCTCCACTAGGTGTGATATTACCTACCACATCATATGTAGTCCCATATGTTGGATACAACGATTCTATTTGTATATTATCATTCACCGAGTATGTACCTTCATAAAAAGGAGTTAAACCTTCTATTACAAGGTTTTCATTCATATCCAATGAACTTGAGTATATCAATAATTCTCCTCCGATTACTTTATTTTCCATAGTATCAATAGAAGCAGTGTGTAGGATTTTTTCCGCCACAGGTCTATTGATTTTTATTTTACTTCTTTCTAATAGAGAAGGTTCGATTAATAAACCTTTTGATACATTAGCTCTAGCAGGAATTACCTGGTCTAACATTTCAAATAAAGATTTATCTATAGATTTAATAAGTTTAATATACTCATCAAAATTTAATTGAGTTCTTTCAAAATAGTAATTTCTTAATTCATCTAAATCACCATATGTATCAGTTCCATACTCTTCATCCCAATCTCCAATGTAATCACCTATATTAATAGGGCCTAATGAACGAAGTATATCTAAGTTAATTTCTTTAACAGGTGAGAAAAATAATCCTAATCTATTAGAATCAATAGGTGCTCTATCAAACGCTTTTTTAGTTGCTCTTGCCTTATATGATAATTGACCGTTTAACTCAATAGCTTCTAATCGAACTTTATCTTTTCCTACAAATCCTATTGATGGAATCTCAGCAGTTACAAATCTCTCATATACCTCATATTGATAAGGATATGAACTAGCGGTCGTAAAAATACTAGCAGTTGCGTAACCACTATATCCACTAACTACTTTTTGTTTACCATTGGTATCTAATGAAGATGAATATGTTACAAATGGAGCTACGTTCTTTATAAATCTATCACTACCAATACTTCCACTTTGTCTATTTTTAGGATATTCAAAATCTAAACGGAAGAAAAGGTCTGATGTAGATGAATAAACAGTGTTACCCATTATTGTATCAGGGTTTAGTGTATGAGAATCTACTACCGATTCACTTAATGCACCTCCCCAAATTCTAACTTCATCTATCGAACCACTAATTCCATTTGAACCTTGTGCACCAATATCAATGTTACTACCACTTAACCAAGCAATCTGTGTATAATATTTTGAACCAGGTATTAATGAACCCGAACCTGTTGTTATTAATAAATTCAACGTATCCGATTCACTTAATACAATTCTATCCCCATCTGCTTGTTTATAGTACATACGATATGTTTCATAATCCAAACTTCTCGTTATTACATTACCCGCATAAACATTCTCATTTGTTACTTCTCTTTGAATAGTAAAGTGTCTATATTTGTTATCAAAAATAGGAACATTTTGAATACTCATAGATACACATTCCAATGAAGAGGATATATTACCAGGACTAAGAAATACATTAGCACTAGAACTCATTTCAAACACTACATCTCCGTATATAGAAGATGCCGATGGTATCAACTTAACATTCCATATTCCACTTCCACCATCTATACTTAATAATGATTGTGTTTGATAATAGGTTTGAGAAGAAGATACTAGAGATAATTTTGAAGTTCTAAATCTAACTTCTAATGAATCTGGGTCATTTCCTCCAGTTCCTTCTTTCCAATCAAATATAATAGATTCATTCTGTGCCAAATTTAATGTAGCACTTCTATCTTCATATGTAAATTTAGTAGTTGCATTTTCAGTTACATTTGAAGGCCCTCCAAATTCTACAATAGTTAATAATGAAGAAGGAACTCCATAACATGCAACAATTGCGTTAATAGCTTTTCTAGTACCTTTGTGCTTTAAAAGATATGGTAAGTTATTAAGTATTCTTCTCCACACTTCATTTCTAGCGCTTTCAGGCGTATATGAAGGTGATACATTATTTCCTAACGAATTTACATTACCTGTAGTAGAACCATCTTCATTTAAACCAAAAGCGTGTTTCCATAATTGTTGTCCACTAAATGGTGATTTCGGGTCCCATCCAAATGATTCTAATAGAGTGTGAACCAACTTATCAGAAACACCATCTACAGATTTATGTGAAACTTTTCTTAATCTACTTATACCATTTATATAAGCCCATATAATATCAAAATGCTGTCCAATCATTTCTAAGAATAAAAGGAACTCTTCACTTTCTTCATCTTGCTGAAGGTATTGTGGTATATGTCTTACTAAATAATTTTTATTAACTCTATCATATCCAGATGCTACGTCTATTTGAGTTTCAAAGAATGTTGAATTTGATGAAGTTATACTAAATTCATTATACATTGTTTTTTCAAATGCGTCAAATCCATTTTTTATACCTTTGATTTTATCATTATACGAAGCACTTGTTAAGAGAGAAACCGAAGATGTATTCTGTATTAACGATGTTGGTGTGTAAGTAGTTGATATTATTTTAGTTTCCCAATTCTCAATAGTTTCTATTTTATATTGAAAGTTTTGTATTCTACCAACTGCACTACCGAAATTTACAAAATTGTCAAACTTTATAAAGCTATATGATTCGGTATCACTACCACTTGTATATTCAATGTTTAACTCATCTAATGAAAATTGGCTTTTAGAAACATATTTATTAACTATATCTTCCGATGTTAATGAACCACTTGATATAATTTGATTAAAAAATTCATATCCTGTTTCATCTATAACATCTACACCAAAGTTAGGTTTAAGTGGAATACACTTATCCTCATCCGTATCCGTTAAGATAATAGTTTCAACTATAGTTGGTATAATCTGCTTAGTTACCCAGATTAATGTATTATTTGGTATATCGGTTGGAAATGCTTCTAATAGTTTAACTACTAATGAGTTATAATCGGATTGACTTCTTTTTCTTCGTGTACTACCACTTTGTGGGTCTAATTCATATTGAGAAGCTACTACTTTATTATTCTCTACCGAAAATGTATTAGTATCATTACCAATATTTGAAATTAAAAATGATTTATCATCATCTATTCTTATGCTGTAATATAAATGTTTGTCATCTTCAAAAACAATCTTATCTTCAAAATTTTGCTTAGTATTGCCACCAGAAAATAATTGAGAAAATACGCTGGTGAAAGTTCCTAATACTTCTGATTTAGATATTAAATATTTAGCCTTTTGAACAAATACAGTTGCACTTTCTTTCTTTCCGGTTATCTTTCCACCAATTCCATAAAAATATGGTTCAAACGAAAACGTTATTTCATAGGTTTTCGATGTTTCATTAAAATATTTCTTGTATGAATTATATAGTTCTTTAGCAGAGAGAGTTATTTCACCTGTTCCGTTTACCAATGGTAAATTTGATATTTTATTATCACCTAAATAAAAATCTATACCTTCTGAATTAACCGTATTAAATGAAAACTCAAAATTAAATTCTAATGGTTTTAGGTCTGCTTCCGTGATATTTCTATCATATACTATATTGGTTACATCAGGTTGACCATAAAATCTTTGTCTATAAACATTTATATATCCTCTACTTTCTTCACCATCTCCTAATTTTGTATTACCCGCAAAAACTATTAATTCGTATTTACCAATTGCGTTTGGATTCTTAACGGTTATAATAGCTTTTCCATTTGCATCAACTGATACCTTTTTTCCACCATCCTCTTCAGCTCCAGTTTGATTTGGGAAATAGTATTTTACATAAGTAGCATTTATAGTGTTTATCTCAAAAGAGAATTCTGATTTTTCTTCTGTGTTCCAATCGTACAATGGTGCAACACCTGATGAAAGTTTAGCTACATCTGCTATTGTTAATATCTCTACACTACTTACATCAATTGTATAAGGGGATGTTATACCCTCTATATCCAATAAATTTGATTTTGATTGTTTTACAACATTACCATCTTTATCGGTTACTTTAATATCATCTATATTATAGTTAATAGAATTATTTCTACCAATAGATACCTTTGAATTATATTGAACATCTATAAGAACTTCACTAGAAACTATTATTTGACTATCTACACCCGCTTCATTTCTATAGTAAACCTTTACAGATTCCTTCCCAAGTGTATTTTTAACTACAACTCTTACAGGAGATGGTGGCAGTGGGTCAACCATTGGCACGTTACCTTCGAATGTAGCACTAAGTGTTACATCTGCTCTGTAGTCCGTCCATTTAACTATTATATTTCTTTCTGATGCCATCTATTATAAATAATGTTTTTTCAAAGTTATTGTAGTGCCATTGCCTGGTCAGTATTCGCGTATAATGATTGTGTATCAAACTGGCCTCCTCCTCCGCCACCACCTATGCCGCCTCCGCCGCCTCCACCTCCGGAAGGTGGTGTAGGTTCTGTAACAGGTGGTGTAACCGGTATTGGTTCTATTCCGTTTTCATCTATTTCTATTATTGTAACATCATTTACAGAATCCTTTCTAGATTGTATCCTAAATCTTTTTATTGGTCTCAAATCTCCGCTAACAAAAGTTAATAAAGATTCATTTAATATTGATTCTTCTGTAAGATTAAAAGTTGTTCTACCTAATGCGTTAGATTGGTCTGCGATTTCGTTTCCATTCAAATATGCTTTTGCTAATACAGGTTCATTATTTTGACCTATTCTAGTATCTACCGTTAAGAATAATATTCTCTGTGCAGTTGTATATGGAGTTGGAAATCCTTCGAATAGACCGGTTGAACTTGCCGCACTAGCTGCTCCACCATAACTTCCATATCCATAATATAATTCCCAACTACTACCCCTCCAAATATAGAATTGCATGTCGCCGGCCTCATCTCTTTTCACCTCTCCTTCGTACATTCCTGGTCTTTGTATCATAGTTCTTTAATTTATATTATCTATATTCTATTCGTTCTCTACCCTGCCCACCATCTGCTAAATTAGGTCTGCCTAGCCCACCATCTTCAGGATTACCGATTGCACCACCGCCAATGTAGCCACCGCCGCCGGTTTCAGGTGGAGGGGTTGGTATTACAGGCTCAGGTTTAGGTTCTGGAACAGTTATTATAATTGGAGGTAATTCGGGTTCAGGAAAAGTTATAATCTTCTCTGTATAAACATAACTATCTTTTACTTCACCTATCGTAGGTGGTGTAATAGAATTTTTCTTAACCTTTAGATTTTGATTTGTTGCATTAGAATCTAATTTTTGTATCAAATCTACTAATTTGTCTATACTCTCCTGTGTTTTCTCATCTATTAGTACTTCGTTTAATAAAGTTCTTTTAGGTAAATGGAAATCTATTGCTTCAGTAAATTTATTATTAAGTAAATTAACAATATCTTTTTTTGTATAATAAGTAAAATCTATTTCATCTCCTAATGGTCTTCCAAAAGCTTCACTTCCTATTATTGAATTTTTGTGTAATAAAGCATGTCTAACCGATTGTTTCATAGATTCCAATACATTTGCAAAGAATAAATCATAATTAATTATTGCAAACTCAGATTGTATTGCATCTATGTACGATTTGGATTTTATTGTTTTAAAAGTATTGATTAAATCCGGTACAGTCAATCTATTTATAATCTCATCTATTTCATAATAAACTTCGTCTCCACTAAATTTACCGACTACAAAACTATCATAAGATTGATTTAAATCTCTCTTTATATCTAATTCTAATGGGTCGGATTCATTGAAATTATTAAAAGGCATCAATCTCAATTCTGTTCTAGATGGAGATATTTCATGTATCCACATTCTATCTCTATCTATATTACTACCAATTCTATTGTTTACAAAATTAAATTGAACTCTGAAAATTCCTACATTATATCCTGCATCCTTTATTAGTTTCTTAACATCAATCAAATATCCCCCACCTTGTTCTTTATCTAAGATATTTTCACTTTTTATTAGATAATCGTTCATTTGAATTGCATCGATATATCTTATATTACCATAGTTTAGTTGCTCTAAAGCGTTGTTAGCTGAGTCATATAATACAAATTCCAATACATCATTATTACCTATATCAAAAGGTGTAGGAATAAATCCCTTATCGATTAATTTTAAATCAATATCCGAAATTTCCTCAGTTAAGGAAGTTCCTTTATTTATTACCTCATCGATATTTTTAAATCTATCTAAACTCATATTTTTTAACTTCTATGTTTATACATATTTGCGGTAAACGATATTTCACCCGATGGTGATTTAACACTTAAACTTCCTTTGTAATTAGTAGCAGAGCCTCCTCCGAAGAATAAGAATGTTCTAGGTCTAGGGTCTAATCCGTTAATAACCGTAAAATTACCACTTAATGTGATAGTCTTTTTTTCCTGTGGTGCAAGTGTTATAGATACCGGTGTTAACCAGGGTTCAGTATTTTTAACTGCTATATCAACCTTCTCTGCCTCCAATCCTGCATTGAATAATTCTAAAGTTGGACCATTAATCCACTTACCAGTTGATGCACCCGTTTTAACATCAAACCCAATATCAGTTCCATTCGCATCAGTTTTTTCAATTATTCTAGCAGTTATATTACCACCCGCTTTTGCACCCGCAGCGATTTGTGCAGTCTTTCCATTTAATTGTTGTGTTAAACTATCCACTTGTTTTTGAAGCGAGTAAATAGTAGAACCCTGTCCCTCTGTTCTTGCTTTTAATGATACTCTTTCAATTCCTTCTAATACAGAACGCTCTAATGATGTTTGAAGTGAATCATTAACTAATGAAAATTGTTTTCTTAATTGCTCACCATTTGCTTCAGCGGTAACTCTCAATAATCTTTCTCCATCTAATCTAACATCTAATGCAGCTGATGTTGCAAGTAAAACTGATACATCCGATTCTAAATTTGATATAGTCACAGATTGGTCATCTATTATCTGCAAAGCTTCATTTAACGATTGAGTAGCTTCATTATATAATGGTCTAGGAACTAAATCTAAATCCGTCGCCGAAGATTCAGGAATCAATTCAGTAATATCTATATTAAGAGCTTTCTTTAATTCATCGGTATTATATATTCTTTTTTTAGTAGGTGCATATATAAATCCTTCCTTATCATTATCCATAGCAGCTGTATGAGATACACCTCGTCTATCTCTGGCTGCCAATGAACCACTATTTTGTAAATCCTTTTTAATTAATTCGAATTCCATTAGTTAATTATAAATGTTAAATCATCTTCAATAAATTCACTAACGCCATCTCTAACTACTTTAAATAATAACTTATACACTCTATCAGTTGGGAAATTAGAAGTATCTAATTTAATATAGTTACCTTCAGAATTACAACTTATTTTAGTGTATTCTGAGAAATCAATTAGATTAAATTTTGTTATCTCATCTCTAACTGCATAATATGAAGTTTCGGGTATATAGTTTACATCTGCATAAGCAAATGAATTAGTAAATGTTTTAGTAGGATATAATTTTCTACCTATTATTTTTATATTAACTACATTACCCTCTTTGTATGAATTTCTTAATTCTTTACTTCTTACTATAATCTGAGAATCAGTTAAAGCAGTAAGCGAGCCTGTTACAAATTGAGAATCATCCCAGCTTATTTTTAGTATTGGTTGGAATATAGTATTCGTTTCCTTTGAATAAAATTTAAGAACACCATAATCCAATGAAGAACTTTCAGCAGATGATGTATGTGATAATCTAATTCCATAGTTAACCGAACTTGTCCAATAATCATATATTGGTTTAATATCCATATTTAAATCACCACCTTGATATGTAAATTGCTGTGATGAGGATATTGTAAAATTTACTCCATTTTGATTATTCCAAGTTATACCATCTGTGTTTATATCTTCAGGCCAAGTTCCTCTACCCATATCCCAACTTTCAGTTACGGGATACCCATATAAAGTAAATCCATCCAATAATTCTTCTGGATGAGTAAGAGTAAGATGTAATATGGTGGATGATTCGGTTACATAAGATGGTATGCTATCTACATCAAATTTTATGAATGTTCTAGCATTATCTCTTTCCGCATATCTAGAATAATGTTTAGATATTGTTAATACTTCATCTAACCCAGTATTCTTATTTGGGTAAAGAGAGTAAACCGATGCATCTTTTGATGCTGTTAAAAAATGTATCATTATATTGCTCTTCCTTTAATGTCTTTATCAGGAAACTTAACTTCAAAGATAGATGGGTCTAATGATGGATAGATAATCTTATTCTTTGTTGCAGATTTTATATCATAACTATTTCTCGCATATATACCGCCACACTTATTCACAATTTCAACTTTTTGAACAGATGCTACTCCCTCAACCATAGCTATAATCAATTCTATATCAGATAGATTTATAGTTTGGTTAAATTGCCAATTAGTTACATCAAAGAAATCCTTAACTTCTTGAATACAACTTAATAACACCTCTCTATTGTTGAAATTTTTATATACTGTTATGTCGAAATTAACACCGATGTTTATAATAAATCCATCTATTATATTAATACCATCCGTTAACATTCTATATTCGTTAATATATGTTTTTAAATTTTGTTTAACAGCTTTGTTAAGAATCGTAAGGTTACCCTCTGCGTTATATCCTAGTGTATATAAGTTAATTGCAAAAGGATTTATTAATTCCGCATTTTGAGTATTCTTTTGTACAAATTTTCTTACCTCTTTTTTAACCTCATCTGTAGTTGGAACTTTATTACCTTTTGATATAGCAGTTTGTACAATTGATTTAGCTATTTCGGCGAACTCAGTTACATTATCTGTTGAGTTTAAAATGCTTTCAGGTGAATTAGCGTTTAATGAATTATCACCTATCGCATATACCTTAGCAATTGAACCAAGTTTAGATGGCATTGATAAAGCTCTTACCTGATAATCTTTTGCGGTTACTGCTCTATTTTGAGATGCAAAGGTAGCTAATGCAGCTTCTCTTATTTCATCTATGTTTTCTAATCCTCTACCACCTTTTGCAGGTATTTCATTTTCTACAGCTATTGAACGCTTAACGTAATTATAAACAGTTTCATCTAATTCTAAAGCATTCACCAAATCATCATCAAATGCGATAGATTGTATAACAGTTAAATCACCCTGTGGTACGTTTGAAGAAACTCCTCCTCCCACTAAGTAATCTATATTTAATATCGTTCCTGCTGAAGGAGATTGTCCGTATGTTTTTGTTTTAAGGAAATTAGTTGGGTCGTATGATTCCGCCATTCTATCTATAGAATTGTTTAATCCTAATCCAACATTTTTAACATTAGGGATAAGTAACTCATCTGATAAGGAACTATCTCCCCCACCGAAATGAATTGATGTAGTAAAATCTTCATTAACCTTAGTTACAAATCTTCTGCTTGTCTTTAATAATTTTAAAAGATATGGAACGGTGTCTTTGAATTGATATAAATCTGGGTCGTTTTCCTCTACATTTGGATAATCAATATAAATTGTTTCCTGTGCCAAATAAGGAACTTCGTACCATTTATTATTATTATCATCAACAACTGATTCTATTGAAACTATATTATTATCATCTAATTTTATAGATTGAAATGATTCGGTTGCAGCTATGGTTCTAGTTGTACTAACTAATGTTGCGGATATCGCTTGTATTTTTTTCTTAACCAAAAAATAATCAGGTAATTTAGTAGTTTCATCTATACTATATACACTTATATCTCTATCATTACCATCATTAAAATCTAAAGGTTCTATAGTTCTAAATGTTATATCATTATTAGATGTAGATGCTATACTTAATCCTTGATTTATACGAAGTAAATAACGAGTATCTAATTCTCCTGCTGAGTCTGCTTTACATAATTGATATACGGATAGTGTTGTTACCGCCGGTGAAGTTGATTTTGGTTTATATCCTAATAAATTAGCTAAAGCAAACACATTCTTCTCTTCCGCTGCATATTGAATTAAACCTTCCCTTAATGAGGAATCGGTATAATAACTTAATACATCTCCGATATACGAAGCCATCTCAATGAACATCATACCAGGTGAAGTCTCATTAAAATCGTTATATGTGTTAGGGAAATAGGTTTTTGCATACTCTATTAGATTATCTCTAAATGAAGAGAAATCTTTAGAAAGATATGAAATATCCCTACTATTTCTTCCTATCTTTTTATTTGTTATTTTAAATGCCATGCTTATCCAACATTAAATGTTACTGTTTCTAGGGTTTGTTGCCCTGCTATTTGATATTTCATCGAAACCGCAAAGATATTACTATCTATGTTTGTATTGTTCTGGTCTACAAATATTTCAACTACATTAATATACGGCATCCAAAATGCAATTGCATCTTCAATACTACTCTGTATTCTTTGTTCCAACTCATCTGTGTTTGGGTTGAATAAAACTTCATATAAATTTGTACCAAAATCAGGTTGCATCAATCTCTCTCCTTTTTTAGTTAGAATTAGATTTTTTATATTTGATTTAACCTGGTCTTTAGTTTGAAAAGATTGATTGAAAAATCCTGTTGCACCTCTCTGTATAGGTAGAGTTATACCAATTGCCACCCTATCTTTATCAGCAAGGTCTAACCTATTTTTCTTATCTATCTCTATAGCCATTATCTATTATCTGTTTTTATCCTTACTCGCTGCCAAAACCTTAGCACTTCTCGCTATCGCTTTATCCAATATATCGTTTCCGGTACTGATTGGAGCAGAAGAAGCTGCATACTGATTAGTTGATTGATATCCCATTTGAGGGTCACCGTATCCAATCATTTCAGGTGTAATAGTTCCCCACCCACCATCATCCGTAGAGTAATTAGGTCTAACTCCTGCCATTGCAGTTTCATTAAGAACCTGGTTTAACATTGTGTTTTTTGTGTAAATCTTCTCCTCTGGTTGAGATGCTCTATCTCTACTTAAGATTTTGTTAGCTAAATCGAAAGGGTCAGCACTTTCCTCTACTAATGATTTAAGAGAAGATTGTTGTTTAATCGGTTGTGATTTTTTAACCTCCGCTAACACCTCTTTTCTTATTTCTTCTTTAATAAGAGAAATTTCTTTTTTTACTTCCTCCTGAACGATTATTTGAATTGCTTTAAATAGTTTGTTCGTGTCCATACATTGTTTGTTATTATTAATATAAATATTTAGTTTTATTTTTTGTTAGGGGTAAAATACATCACATCGCAGTTATTCCCAGACTCTTGCTCCTTACTAGCTAACATTCTACCCACCGTATAAGTTCTGTCTGCTTTGGCTACTTTAGAATTAGAACAATCCCTCACAATAATCTCCCCCTGTTTAGTTATACCCACCATTACCACAAAATGGCCTCTACCTCTTCTACTTGCCCCAGCTACTCTAATAATCATAGGCTGCTTAATAGCGGATAAAGTTCGTTTATATGCATCATAAACATCTTTTTGACTAGTAGCGGTATCTATGTTCTTTCTAATTCTAGTAAATTTACCATTTAATAATGTAGGAGCATCTGCAAAGAATGTACCAGAATCGAAGTTATTACCATTCATATACTTTCCATAAGCACTATTTGAGTCTGAATATTGATATCCACCATTAAATTTGATAAAAGTTGATTCATTAACTACATCCTGTCCCTTTGAATCCTTTATCTTAAATCTCTTCAATAAGTTAGATATACTCGTAACCAAACATGCCCAGTTTGTTTTTTGACTAGCAAACCCAACATCTTGTCCATAATATTCTAGTATATCTTCTTTTTGGAATGGTTTACCTTGTGAATCAGGTATATTTTCTCTATATCCATTTGAATCATTATCATTGGTATTTGGTCTTGCTGAGTGGAATTCTTTTGCCTCTACTCTAACATCTACCACACTGTCATCCGCATCTGCTTCTAATACTTCTACCGGAGTATCAAATACATACGCATCTTTTTCTTCAGGGGTAACTTGTTGAGGTTCAGCACTAAATCCATTCCAAGGTACTACACCTGGACCCGTTGTCTGAGTAGGAGGTGCACCATATAAAGACATTGTATTACACACACCACTTACGGTTAATAAATGTTGTCTAGCTGCATCAATCAGTTTATCAATAAATGGTTCAATTTGACTTATACCATTTAAACTATACGAAATTGAAACCGGAGCACCTGGATTAGTACATATTATACTAACTACCTGTAAGTTCTTAACTGAACCAGGAGCAGGTACATATGGTATATTTGTTTTTTTTAATGTTGCACCCGTCCAATATTGAATAAACCCAGTTACAAAAAGATTTATAATTGGTAATTGAACCGGACTAACAGATTGTTGCTGAAATACTACTTCTAACCATTTCTCTAAGGCTTCTACGTTACCCCTCTCAACTGGGTTCTTAAACAATAAATCACCTGAAGAAGGTGATGTAACAACTTTATTATATGAATTCGCTATAACTTTGGCAACGGTCGCACTATCAGGTGGACCACTAGCCATTGCAGACAATACTTCATTTTTGAATATTTGCCAACTCATATTATCCTAAGTTTACTCGCTTTGATTTCATAGTTACAAGTTTTCGTTGGATTGATTGCAAAGCACTTAAGTTTGCAGGATTCATTCCACTTGTAGGTCCAGCTGGTGTTAATAATCCTCCTGCTTGGAGATTTATAATTTCAGTTATTATTTCATTTAAAATATTCTCTAATGTAGTACCTAATACAGCAGGTTGAACATTTTTATCTCCTAAGTTGATATTCCCACCATCTCCTATGTAAAATGTAGTTGTTTTACCAACTGATGATATATCAATATCTCCTTTTGATTCAATTGTTACCCCTAAATTAGTATCCACCGAATAAACTCCATCGGTTATTATAGCATAATTACCTTTGGAAAAAAATATAGTTTCAGCAGTTCTAGTAGAAAAAATTAATCTTTCGGATGTGATTATAATCTGATGCCCCTTTAATTCGGAAGGATATGATTCTAATGCTTCTTTCTTATTAGTTATATATGATGGTGTGAATTTAGATATATAATCTCCACTTGTCATAGCTATAGTAGAACCATCTGTATTGATATCCTCCTCAATTTCTTTATCAATTGGAATAGATGCATTAGATGGTGATTCTCCATTTCGGATTATAAGTGTAGGGCTTATACTTTTCTTATCATTATTAAACCCACTAAATCTAAGTGATTGTCCAAATCTACTCTGAAGTATATGGTCTCCCTCATATAACTTAAGTCTTCTACTCTTACCTATTTTAAAATATTCCCCTAATTTCTTCTTAGTATCTTTACCGGAATTAGTTTGTTGGAAATCTGTTTTAAAATCTTTTAAATCAGAACTAGGTTTAACTGGCTCAGCGTTTTTGTTTTTACCTGCTTCAGTTTCATCATCTGTAGTGGAAAATATATTACTATTAACATTGAATCGTCTGTAGTATTTAATACCTGAACTAGTAACAATTTCTACTAATTCATTTATCACAGGTATCCCATGAAAGTGGTCATCCATTGGTCGGATAAGTGTTTCTATACTTCTACCTGTACCAGCTCCCTCAACTCTTATTGTTCCAGGAAGTATTTGCTTACCATCATCATCTTTTTCAAATTTTAAAAATACTTCGGTAACTTGAGCGGTATATGCTTCATTATTACCCTTTGGTTTATTACTAGGGGTAGTAACATTATACGAACCGACATTATTTAAATGTTCTCCGTTTGCCATTATTTTTTAGTTTGCTCTAGTTTCCTTTGGATTTCCTCCAATTCATATTCAATATCATCTACTTTATCCATAGTTTTAGCTTGAACATCTTTTGAAATCTTCTCCAATTCACCCAGTAACTCTTCCTTTTCTTTGTCGGATAATAATCCTCCATCATTAGTTCCCTTATATTCCATAGCAACGAATCTTTGTCCAATTGTTGCTAATCTAATTAGGATATCATCATTCTCTACTGAGAACTTAACTAAATCCTTAATAACCGGACCAATAGATGCTATATCCCCTGCATGTCTGATTTGTTTTTTGAATTCCTCAATCAAATCACTTATTTTCTGTTTTTTTGAATGTTGGTTAGAATATATCTCACCGAATAAGTCAGATAACTTCTTTTCACCAAACATTACAAAATCTGTAGATTGTTGTTTTGCCATGCTAATAAATACCTTATTAAATAATTTTTTGTGAATCTATAAACTTGCCCAATTCTTCTGCTATAAGTTCATATCCCTTTATGTTAGGATGCTGTGTTCCTCTAGTGTCCCATCTTTCTTTATGCTCCCACATCGATGTATCATTAAACTCTATCAACCAATCCCTAATAGTCTTTTTTCTATACTGCCAATATGTTTCCGTTTCTATTAAATCAGTTTTATCATATATGGGTTCAATTCCCATAAACATATCCTCAATTCCATCACACATTACATATTGTATCTTATAATGTTTAAAAAAGTTTTGGAGAAATATAACATAGTTTTGGTTTATAATGGAGTAATATAAATCAGAGTGCATATTAACTAAAAAGAATTTCTTATAATCTTCCATAAAGAAATCGTAATATCGGTTCTCTGTTTGGGTTGATGTAAAGAATCTATCCGGAGTTTCCATCAGGTGTTTTGTACTCCAACTTAACCACTCTCCTTTAGGCCCATGGGGAAGAAAAGGTAAATAATCTCTTAAGGATGAACTCCACATAACCACTACTAAATCATGCTTTGTAGTGACACCATTTTTGATATCATCTACAATTTGATTAAATATTTTGTTATTAGGGTTTCCACTTATACCATTATTTTCAATTGGAAGATTAAGTTTATCACCTAACATTCTAACCCAGCTATTTTCTTTTTGGTATATTACTTTTTCGTGTTTAGAGAGAGTATCCTCAATTTCTCGATTACAGCCCTCTCCAATTGTCCAACTATCTCCGTATGCAACTATTCGTTTCATTTCTTAGTTATAACATAATTCTCTAATACAAGCATATCCAATCCAATTTCTAAGAATGTATCGATTGCCGTTTTAGGGTCTCTAATCATCGTTTGGTCTTTAATATTAAACGATGTATTAAGAACTATAGGGTATTCATTTTGCTTCTCTAATTCCGTAAGTAAATCATATATCCTAACACATTGGTCTCTTTCTAAAGTTTGAATTCGTGCAGTTCCATCTACATGAGTAATTGCAGGAAGTTTATCCTTAAATTCCTTTCTAACCGGAACGATTTGATTCATATAAGGTATCGATGTATTCCATTCAAAATATGTAGAAACATCTCCCAACTTTACAATTGGCGCAAAAGGTCTGAATCCTTCTCTCTTCTTTACAATTTTATTTATAAGAGATTTCATTTCCCCATTTGTAGGGTCAGCCAAAATAGAACGATGGCCAAGGGCTCTAGCACCCAACTCCATTCTGCCTTCAAACCAAGCAACAACTTTGCCTGTTGATATTGCTCCAGCAACGACTGTAATAATTTCATCATCTGCTAATTTATTATATATTAATTTTTTATTATAATTCTGTAATTCTTTTTTAATCACATCGTTTGAATATTCTGGACCTAAATAAGGATTAGTATTATCAATTCTATAAATAGGCATCGTAGTATTATAATATGATATCAAACACGCTCCTATTGCAGAACCCGCATCAGATGGTGCAGATGGAATCCAAATATTCTTAAATCCTGTCTTTTTTGTAATTTTTCCATTAGCAGTTCCGTTGTATGCACATCCTCCTCCTAAAACTAAATTATCACATTTAGTTCTACGATGTAAATCTTTTAATAAACGAAAAAAATACATTTCATAAATGAATTGTATTGTAGCAGCTAAATCTTTATGTTCCTGTGTAATTTCTTCTTCCGGTAAACGGGGTAGAATTCCTAAATGTTCTGATAATTTAGAAGTAAACATAATTTCATCACTCTTATGGTAATCAAACATTTCCATATTCAAAGTGTATCCACCTTTCTTAGAAGGATAAATTATTTCTCTAAATTTATGTGAAAATGTTTTTGGGTTACCATATGGTGCTAATCCCATTACTTTATATTCTCCTTCATTAGGTTTGAATCCTAAGAATGCCGTAAAAGTGGAATATAACATTCCCAACGAATGTGGGAATTGTGTAGCCTCCAATGTTTCCCAACTATTTCCTTTTCCATGAGCTAAAACTGTCGTATTCCATTCACCAACACCATCAATACTTAATATCGCCGATTCTTTGTATGGAGATGTTAAATATGAATATCCAATGTGAGAATCATGATGTGATGTGAATTTAATTTCTGCTTTAGAAAATAACCATTTCAATTTACTTTTCAATTCGGTGTATTGTTTAATACCTTTTGCCGAAAATTTAAATGCATCTTTAATTTGGAAATTCTTTAAACAAGTTGTAACAACTCTATGTGTCTTAATTAAAGGTTTCTCATAAAAACAAACCTCATTTACTTGCTCAAATTCAATTCCAGATTCTTTCATTATCCATTTGATTGAATTATCAGGGAATGAACTATCATGCTTTATCCCACTAAATCTTTCTTCCTCTACTGCTAGTATCACCTTACCATCCTTAATTAAACATACGGATGAATCATGATAATAACAACTTATTCCTATTTGTATCATTTATAAAATATATCTTCTTCTATAGTAATATCTCCTGTGTTCAAATACTCTTCTAAGATTTTATCTTGATGTACTTTCATAGTAGAAATCACTTTTGTTATGTAATGAGTTTTATGACCTGTCATTTCTCTTATTAAAAGGTATAAACTCTTTTTGTTAAAATTCTCAATGTAATCAACTCTCCTAAATAATTCTAATATAGCATCTGCAATTTGTATATCTCTTTTTTTATCGAATACCACATTTAGTTTTATATCCCAATATGATAACATAATTGTTCTAAATTCAGCATGAGTACTATCCGTTTCAATTGCCAATGTATCCTCAGATGGATTCCAACTTTCAGGCATTACAGACATCAATTCATTTTGTTTGTACCTTTTGTAGTTTGAATTATTTAAAAGTATTAAATGGTTTAAAGCCATTCTAGTAAAGTAAGAGAACGCTTTACCTTTACCCTCCTGAAACATATGTATCTTATAAATCATCTGTGATACAACTTCTCGTTTAACATCAGATGGTCCATCATCAAAATAAGAAAACTTATAAGTATTTAAAACATTCTCTGCTATCTTTTCAAAAGGATATTTAATCTTCTCCGTATATAATACGTTTTTTTCTCTTTGATTATCAGATTTATTGTATGCTATAATAGCTTCTTCTGTTTCAATAGTGAAATACATTTTACTCTTAGGAGTCTTTGGTTTTCTTGGCATCTTATTCTATAATGTTTTTAAATTCTTCTATTTCGTTTTTAATTTCATCGAATGTAACTCCAACTTCATCATCCTTTTCAAATATCTCTCTAGAATCAATATTTCTTATTCTTTCTAAAAGAGATTCATATGCATCTTGTCTATCTAATATAAAATCTTCGTAGGCATCAACTTTTTTTAGTAAATTCAAACATCCTACTACACCTACTACAGTTGTTAGTAAAAAAAATACCGCTATTATTATCATAAATTATTTTTTAAGCTTCTCCTGGTTTACCGAAATGCATCATATATGAAGATTCATCTTTAGTATGAGTTTTTAATTCCGATGATATCCATTGTTCAACAATAGTTTTTTTACTGTCTATCATTTCCTCTAAATCTTCTTTTGAAATCAATTCTTTTTCTATAACCAAATCTACTAATGAATACAATAAGATTTGTATTGATATCAGCTGGTTACTTTGTTCTAGTATTTTATTAGTTAGAACATCGTTCAATTCTTTTTGATTCATTTTCATATTACATTAAAACGTAACCCTTTTCCATATACTTTGATATATGTTTATATTTTATTTGTTCAATATTACCATTAACATCTTTAGCCATAACTAATTGATTTCTTTCATATTGAATAGTAGATTTAACTGGTTGATTTATATTCTTGTCAGCAACTGTGATTCCATCTAAAAGGTCAATCATTTGTTGAGCAAAAATACATTCGTTTAAATCAGTTTGCTTATCTTCCATATCACCTTCAAATCTTACCAATCCTAAATTATCGGTCTGAACATCTATTGAAAATGCTCTAACTACAATTCTAAATTTTCCGTTTGTATCAAACTCAGAAGTTTCAGTTGATTGGAATCCTTCTTTAGAATAGTTTGATATAACTGGATTAATTAAAAGAAGTGGATTTTCTGTATTGAGATAAAATGCTCTAAATGGTAGGTTAACGCTTCTAGTACAAACTGCAGAAAGATTATTCTTATTTGCAAATCGCTTAAGTGTTTTTAATATTAGCTCTTCATCTTGAAGAGTGAATGGAACTGATTCGATTTTCTTTAATTTCATATTATTTTAGTTATTATACAAAAATAACGAAAATTTTTCAATTTTACAAATAAATTAGGATAGAATTTAAAACTTTCTATAAGTTATCCAATAATTGACCGCGTTCTGGTCATTAATCCATTGTGATTTATCACTCCAATCAAACTCAGGTCTAGCGTAGTAAGGTAGCTTACCTTCTTTATTCATTATAGCTCCAGCATAAGTGTATCTATCAATTATACCATCTCCATTCGTATCATATCCATCTATAGAACCATCACCATCTAAATCAATACCTCTTTTACCAGTATCTCTAACTAAATTTTGTAATTCATCATCCTCTCCTACGACTTTTTTTTTAAAAGTTCATCACTCAATTCAACTTCTTCCAAGTTTGTTGAAGTGATTTCAACTTTTTTTTTAAAAACTTCATCATAATTTTCTTTTGCTTCCAATAAAGCTTCATTTGGAGGGGTAGTATTCTCCATTTCACTAAAAAACACCTCAGCATCCTTTTCAGAAGCTAATATTGGTTTTTCTCCATACACTTCATACATAGAAGGTACTTTTTCTTCCTCTCTTTTCATCACCAATCCATTGAATGCGATAATAAGAGCGATTGCTAGTGGGTCAAACACTATCACAATCAAAAATATGAAGAATTTTACTACATTTTTCAATTCTATACCAAATGCTTCAGCTACAAATCGGAATCCACCTATTTCTTTCTCTAAATCGATGTTAGTAATCTTAATTTTGTTGATTTCTTCGGTATTTTTAGCGTTTTCAGTCTGTAATTTACCGATTTTATCATTTAATTTACTGATTTCTCTATCTCTGTTATCGACAGAACGAAGTAATCTACTATTTACCTTCCCACCATCCAATATTTTACCTTGATTGGTGTTAGATTCGGTAATTTGAGTGGATAATTGGGTAATTTGAGTGTTATTTTGGTCTATTTTCGTTTGCCACACCGCAACTTCCCTATCCACTTGTTGTAATTGTAAGGATTGCTGTTGGAATGCGTTAGAAAGGTAACCAAATATACCCGCTGAGGTAATTATCATCAGGATGCCCACCGAAATCGTTAAATACCACTTATTAAACCCCTTAATATCATCCCAAGTCTGTTTTAGGTAGGTTGCGGCTACTAATTTAGCGAATTCTAATGAACCCGCCATTACCATAACGGAAGTAGATGCCCCTGCAAAAAGAACACCCAATCCTGTTACGGAAAAGAACGCAGCACATCCTGCTATAATAACTGCAGAAAAACCCACTAAAATTTTTAGCCAATTCATTTCTATCCTAATGTAATTAAATCATTATTAGCATCAATCATAAACTTAACCTCTTCTAATAATCTGATTGCTTCTACATTATCAGCTGGTCTAGCTCCTTTCATCATGTCTAAAACGATACGAAGTCTTTGCTTGATTGCATCATTGTTGTCTGTAATTCTTTGTTCAAATTTTGCCATAAAACGTTTGTTTGTTGTATATTATAAATATATATTAAATAAAAAAGGAAGACTATTATTAGTCTTCCTTACAAAGATAGGTATAATTTTTCAATTAACCAACTTTAATCGTAACCTTTTTTGGGTTTGCTTCTTCCTTTTTAGGAATAGTTAAATAAAGAATACCATTTAGGATTTTAGCTGAAGTTTTTTCTCCATCAAATTTATCCCCTACCGCAATT